CGATAACGGTCATGCCATGCCTTGCGGCGTAGCGGTTGCTGTTTTCTTCGGTGACTGGCTCAACGGTTAGATGGTGGCGTTGCATCCACCGCAAGCGCGGGGAAGGGGTTTCGGGGATGTCGAATAGTTCGGTCATGGCTGATATTCTAGCGTATGGATTTCGATTTCATTGCTGACAAGCGGCATGACGATAAGCTGGCTTGTGTGAACCTTGCCGTCGATCTTGTGATGTCCGCAACCTCTGATGGTTAGCCCTCCTCGCGTGTTTGCTTTAATCTCAAAGATCAATTCGCCCTCTTGATTTGCAACGTAAATGCTGTCGTCGCCAATTGGCTGAACATTGTTTGTCATTGTGTGACCTGTCTGGAATTGTGGCTTCATGGCTTTTCTAAGGTTGAAACCATTCCGTTGGTTTGCCGCATGTGCTTGTTGATGAGGTCCGCCGCATGATAAATACCGCCGTTCCATTCTGCCCATGGTTTCTTGCTGTTTGTCTTGAGCCATTCCCCGAAAGCGTAGGCGTGACCAAACCACGGCTTTTCTTCACCATTGCTCATCTCAATATCATCCAGCGTGATATTGTTTGCTGCGATGAACTCGCGGGAAAGCACTTCGGATTCTTCCCGCTTCAATTCGTCACGGGCTCTTTGTAATGGCTCAATTTGTTCGTTTAACTTGCGAATCTCGGCTTGTATTTCGGTGCTGGTTTTCATTGGTCTAGGTGTGGAAAAATAATGGGAAACTCTTCGGCTAGTATGTCGCGGGCTAGTTCTTCCAGCCTGTCGCAGAATTGCAGAATCCCGGCTTGGAGCTTGGCGGTGTATTCGTCGCGCTCAACAACAACCAGCATGTTGTCGATGTGCGGGTTGTCGGCATAGGCGAGGAAGTAGCACTTATCTGCGCCCGTGACGATCATCTCTCCATGACATTGCGCTTTGTGGTCCAACGGCAACCCGCCTTCAATCCGCCATTTAAGGAACGTGTGAAGCGCGGGGCACTTGATTTCGACGGGGCATCCGTCGTCGGCAATGGCATCCGGGCTTGCCCCGTATCGCCCGCAGTCGGATAGGAAAAACCCGCAGTCTCGCGCATTGAGTCCATGCCGGAAGTTGAGCCATGACAACGCCTGTTTCTCTAGGTAGTTACCGCGCTCGGTGTCGGGGCTGCCCTTGAAGTCTGCCAACCACCCGCAAGCGGCGGCGATGAGTTCTGCGGCGTAACTATCCGACGCCTTGGAATACTCGCCTTTTGCTGGCGTGACGATCCGGCCAAACTCGCTGGCGGTTGGTCGCCCCTTTCGGTATCCCCACCATTCCGGTGAGCCTTGCACGCATTGGATTTCGCGGCTCATGGCAGTTTGTCCTTTAGGGTTTTGATGACCTTGCGGAAGGCGTCGGCAGGGATGTCGGCCAGCGTCTCGACTTGGAGCCATTGCAGCATTTTATCCTTCGTGTCGGTCGCGGGGATTTGTGCAAGCAAGCCCTCAATTTCGGCAATCTGAGCGGCGGTGATGTTCGGTGTTCCGGCAGATCCCCCGTTGTCGTCATGGTCGGAAACGATTAGGTTGAGCGCGGCGGTTAGAGCGTAGCGTTTCGCGTAGCTGATTGCGCTGCCCATCTTTTGCGTGTCGTTGGCCCGCATCGCGGAATCCACGGGAACGGTCACAGATCGGTTGAACGCCCCGCCGTCCTTGTGCATCACATGGCAGACGGCGGTTAGCTTCCCCGGTTCCGGTGTCTGGGTGTCGAATGAAACCGACAAGCCGTTAGACGCTAGGGATTCACGGATTGCCAGCATTATGTCATCAAGGCTGGCGAATTGTCCGCGGTCTGACTTGCGGCCCTTGAAGGTTGATGGCGCGGTTGATTGGAAGCTGGCGAGGGCGGATGCAAGTGCTTTGTCCGCCTGCTTTGCCTCCCATCGCTCCTGAAGCTGCATGAGCTTCTCCAGCTTGTCAGTGTCAACGGTGGAGAGGTCGGCTCCTAGCAGGAGGGACATGGGTGCAGCTTGCGGCGTTGTTAGTTCGGTGCTCATTGGTTTATCGGTTAGCGTTTAAATGCGTTCTTGACCCCGGCGGCGTGTGCGCGGCGGGCCTTCTTGCGGACTTGGCGCTGGCTTGGCTCGCTGGTCTTGTTGCGGCGTCTTTTTTCCGATGGGATGAAATGGCCTTGCGGATCTTCATGGTCGCAGAATTTCAATGTCGCCGGAATGTTTTGGAATGGATTGGGTATCATCATTGTCTTGTGTTTGTCAGGTATTTCCCCGGCTTTACCGCATGGGGTTTTGCGGTCGGGTATACGCTATGCGCATGCCCGAAAGATTGGTTAACGTCGGCGGTGATTGCCGCCTTGTATCGCCGCCATTCGGTGAAGGCGATTTGGGCGAGCAGGACAGCAAAGCCTATGGTGATGGTGGCGAGGATCATTGGTCTAAGTCGGTGAAGTATGATCCAAAAGGCTTCCCCGCTGGCTTACAATCCGCGCAGCAGTCGGTGGCGAAATCGCCGTTGACTTCCAGCACAGCATCTTGCGCGTCGATCAACTCAAACGTCACGGGGTCGCATAGCTTCTCGCCTTGGAGTTGCCACGTTTTGCCGCAAAAACGGCAGCAGAAGTGGAACAGCGGGGTGATGGTCATCTTCATGGCTGGCGTTTTGGTAGTGGCTTTGACCAGATAGAAAGCCCCTTGGAGAGTTGCACAAGGACAACGGGGCGCGGGTGGAAGGTTCGCAAAGCATCGTAAAGCATGACATGCTGGAATTGCGGGTAATGCGTTGTTAGTTGCTCATACCCCTGAGCAACAGCTTCGCTCCTGCGTAGTCGCGGCACCTTGGCGATATACGCGGCGGCGTCGGGCATACGTTCGATTGCAGACTTGGCGAGTCCTTCGATACTGGATGCGCGGGACATGGCTCGGGCGACAAGCTGGGAGGCTGTTAGTGTGTGGGTCATACGGCTTCGATGTGGAAAGTTTTGTCTGAAAAATAGAACGTGTAGTCAAAAGCCCAATGGAGCGCATCCCAGTAAAAAACACAGCGTTGCCCTGCTTCAATTTCCAGCCCCTCAAACTCGCCCCGTCCAACCCACTCCGTTTTCCCCTCGGGCAGCGGCGGGAGATGCGGCAGCATGTGTTCCGGTATCGGCACAATGCGCTGTGTCGGGTCTTCCGGCTCCTTCGCAATCATGGAGTCAAGTCGGGCGGTTAGGGATTCCATGGCGGATTGCAGCTTGGCTATGTCGGCGCGTAGGGCGGCGTGTTCTTCGGGGGTCATTTGGTCAGGGCGTTGAGGTTGGCCGGGGGTTGGGCCCGGCTTGGGGCTAATGTTGTGCAGAGAATGAAGAGTGATTACCGCTGCGCCTTCCACTTGGCGATTTCCGCGTCTACCTTGGCCAGGCAGCCGAGCATGTATTCACACCCGCTGTGTGATCCGCGAATATACATGCCCGTCACATCGCGGTGAGCGGCGGCGGCGCGGTTGAATGCCACGACTAGCTCTAGGCGGTGGCTGTTCAGCTTCTTGAGTTTGTTGTGGGCGATCCCTTGAGCAATGGTCATTTGATTTGGTCGGTTAGGTTGGCAGCGCGTCGGCTGATGTGAGGAAGATACAAAACCCGCCCCGTGTTGCAAGTTTTTTTTGCGTAATTCTCACGGGAAACCGCAATACGTTGTTTTTCAACGGGTTACAACTCGCAAGAATTTGTTGCGAGGGTTGATCGGGATGGTAAGATTGGCGCATGACGCAAGCGCAAATCAAGAAACTGGCGGAAAGGTGGCTGAAAGCATCGCCCCCTACGGGCTGGGGTCGCAGGACTAAAAGCCTGCTGGCGGAAAGGTCCGGCGTTTCGGTGCCTGAAATTTCCCGGCTGTTAGGGGACAAAGGAAAGCCATCGGCGCGGACGCTGGCGGCGGTTGAGACGTTTTTAACAAGCTTCTAACAAACTTTCCTCGCCACGGGGTTAACGGGCTTCATGCCCGGTGGCAGGTGTCCCGACTTGCCCGCCCTGTGGTGGGAATTCAATTTTGGGCCATGACCAAACCGCAACGCATAGCCGCATGGGAAGCGAAGATCGTGCCGATTGTCGAGGTGTTTCAGCGCCTGCGTGACGCCACCGACAAGGCGCACGCAGCCGGAACGCTTGACCCTGGCGGCGAGCTTTTCATGGCAACGTGGTGCGCCTTTGAAGAGCTGCTTGGAATGCTCGATTCTGGCGGGTGGATTTGCTGGTTCCTTTATGATAACCAATGCGGCAAGCGTGGCTTTGAAGCTACGCCTTGCGCTGGCAAGAAGCGCAGGAAGGTCCGCACGACTCGCCAGCTTGCGCGGCTGATTGTTGAGTGGGAGGATGCGCAGGAGTAGCCCGCCCGCCACGCCAGATCATTGTCGTTATAACCACCCCTCAGGCAAGATGCACATGCTGAAATGCTGAACGCCAAGGCGGGACATTTCCGAGTCGATCAAGGCATGGTAAGCATCCCACTGCCTAGGCGGAACGGTCAAGCACCCTTCCGAGCTTGTGCCGTTAATGCCGCCTCGGTGGTTGTTATTTGCCACGCCGTCACGCTTTGATCTTCCCTTTTCACCGTCGCGTTTAACGGGCAAAGCCTCGCCCATTGTTGCCGGCCTGAATGCGGGATGGCCGCTTTTCTTGCCTCGTTTGTGGTATCCCCGGCGATAGGGGTAGATACCCGGCAGGACGGTGGAGATGCCCGTTTTGTATGCAGATGGGTCGCTGTTGAAGTTGAAGCTGGTAAACGTGCGGTCGGTGACGATGAAGGCGGCATCGTCATAGAATCCCCGGTCATTGCCGGGTTTGCCGAATGTTAGGGAGTAGTAGCCGGGGGCGACAACTACGGTCACGGGCGCGATTTCCTTGCCCTGATCGCGGTGGAACTTCCGCATGGCGGACATGACCTTAGACTGTGGTGCTTGCGGGCGGTTTGGTGGGATGATTGACATGGTTATTTCCCTTCGATGATTTCGATGATGCGGATTGCACTCGGCGCGTCAATCGTTGCGTCCTTTGACCCGTCCGCGTTGAGGCGGATGGCGCAGGCATTGAGGATCGGCGCGATGAGGCACAGGGCAGCGATGTGGATTAGGCGGGGTAGTTTCATGGTTTATTTGTTTTCGGGTTGGGGAATTGGTAGTTGTGATGTCGGTTGCCATTGCTCCGGCGCGTCTGGGATTCTCCGCATTTTCAGCCGCTCCTTTTGGCGTTTCGGAAGCCACGACGGAACGAACATTTCACCGATTAGAATCCGCTTTTTCCCGTGCGAGGGAGTTGCGAACACCTCAATTCTTGTGTCTGCTGTCACTGTCGTTTTCCTGCGGACTACCCGCCACACCAAACTCAGGCCGCGCCATGTCGGGTATGCGTCACGGAGAATGCGGTCATACACCCGTTCGGCCTTATCCCGAGAGGTGAATCCCTTGGTGTCGGTGTCATACCAAGTGCCTCCATTGAGTGATGCTTGGATGTGGTATCGGATTGTAGTTTTTGATTTGGTCATAACGTCGTCAGGTGTTGCCGCTTGTTCGGCGGTTGTCACTCGGCCCTTCCTTCTAGGGCGGCGAGGGATGATTCTGCGTTTTTATAAGCATCGTCGGACGGCTCGATTCGGAATCTCAGGGAATCGAACATGAGCGCCCGTAATGCCACCGCCAGCGCGTCCCGCTGCTTCGTCGCCTCGGCAATCTCTCTTCGCAATACGCAGTTCGGGCGACCGCATTCGGCGTGACATGAGTGGATTCCCGTAGATGTCAGGTCGTCGATCCGATCTTTCGCCTCGGCAAGCTCGCGTTCAAGCTGGCGGGCGAAGTGGGATAAGCACCTTTCAAACTCGGGATGTCCCAAACCGGCAAGCCGATTCCATTCTCCATCCGTCCTCGGCGTCGGTGTGTGTGCTGCGTTCATTGGTGCGCAACCCCTACCGCTTACGAAATCACCTTGCAAGGAATTTTTTCACCAATCATCCCGCGCCATTGGCAGACCGTTTCCCCGCCGCTCGGCCCGTATGCGGCGGAGTGGTATTCGTGGGGCTGAGAAACGTGGGAATCGCCCGGACCTATCCGCACAATCCGGCGGTTGCAATCCATTATGAGCGTGCCTGAAACCTGCGTTATTTCCTCCGCGAAGTCGTGGAAGTGAGCGCCCATTTTTGCAGCACCGGAGGACATGAAGCGAACCGCCTTCCCACCTTCAAACGGCTCACTTCGCCACCAAACGGGAGCGCCTTCGGAAAGCGGGAACGCCTCCCACCTATCGCCGGGGAGTGGTAGTTCAATCGTGACCGCGCTCGGGCTTTGCGCGGCATAGAATCCGCAAAGCGCCTTGTCCAGCATCGCGTTGGCTGTATCAATCGCGCCCATTTTTGAGGCTTGTTAGAATCATTTCGATTTTGTCCAAGCGGTCTTTGGTTGAGCCGTCCAAGGCGATCACGTCACGCATGGCGGCGACGGTCCTTTCCGCGAGTGATAGAATCGCGGCGTCCTTTTCTTTTATCGTCGCCACAAGCCCGTCAACCTGAGCGATGAGGTGACGAATCCACAGCGCGGCAAGCACTATGGCACCACCCGCCCCGGTCATGGCGGCGAGTAGTTTTTCGATCTCGAAATTGGCAAGGATCATTGTTTGTCACGCGCAAAGTAGCCCATGCCCATAGCCCCAAGACCTGCCAGAAACGCGTCGAGGGAAAAGACGGTTTTCGGGTCACTGTCGAAATGGTCGTTAAGCTCGCCCGCGATGAGGGCGAGTCCTGCGAAGAATCCTGTTAGAGTGGTTTTCATGGATTGATTGCTGATGTGAAGTTGGATGTGATTTCCGCGTCACCGCTGGCGTTTGTGGCAGTTACTCGGCAGGCGATGCGGGTTCCAATGTCGGTGGCAGTGAGAAGATAGGTCGAGGCGGTCGCGCTTCCGATGTCGGTGGCGTTCCGCATCCATTGGTAGGTGTAGCCGGATGGTGAATTTTCCCATGTGCCGTTGGTCGCGCTCAGGGTCTCGCCGTCTTCCAGCGTGCCAGTGACAACGGGCAGCGCAGTGTTTCGCGGAATAGTAATGCCAGCGAAAGGAATGGTTGCGGCTACCCGTTGGGCCACGATCCGATTGCCCTCCGCGTTCGGATGTAGCGCGTCGGTGAAAAACTGTGCGATGCCATCTTGGATGATGTCGATCTCGGCTGTGTCTAGCAGCAAATCAAAATCGACGCCATCACCCGCCCGGATAAGGTCATTGAGCGCAGATCGAACGGCTTCTTGCGGGGCGGTGTAAGCGCCGGACCTCCCTGCAAAAACTGTCATGCAGCCAGTGACGATCCCCGGATACTCCGCCCGCGCTAATCCCATCAGCGTTTGAATCCTCCCGTAAATCGTCGCCGCCGAAGCGCCCAATGATAAGATGTCATTCGTGCCATACATTAACCAATAAACTCCGCTAGTCGCGATCTTGCCGTCTGGGAACCAACGGCCTGCGCGATCTTGGAAGTTGGTGACGCCATCCACGGACGTGGTGCCGTTCCGCGCCCCGTTGATGAGTCGCACGGCGGCATTGCGGGCGGTGTTGCGGCGGATAAACCAAGCGGGCCAGTTGCCCAGACCAACGGCTAGGTTTGCGAACTGCGCTGTCAGGGAGTCACCCTGACAGATGAAAGTAATCCGGCGCGGGTCCAGCATTCGGATTGCCAGCGCAGCAGCGGCATGCTCTGTGGCGTCCAGAACCTTGTCGAAAAGCAGCCACGCGGCGTGCTTCCCCTTGTATGGGGTGTCGTAGGTGGTGCCGCTTTGGAAGCGTGCGCCGATCATCACACGGTCAAGCGCGGATGTGCTACGGGTGTTTCCGGTGGAGTCTGTTAGGACGACAAGCCCATCCACTGCCGCTTTTATGGTCGGGCTTGAGGCGTCGTCATAGTCGATAGCAACGATTTGGGGCAGTGGGTTGTAAAAGGCGACAACCCGAGCGTCCCCGTTGTCGGTCATCGCGTTCGTGGTGGTAGTCGTGGGCGACTGGCGGCTCACGACGTAAGCGGTAGTGTTCGCCCCGCCGCTAAGATTGAGAAGCTGGCCACCCGGCGCGGTCCAGCCGCTCGCATTAATCATCCCCCCAATGGTGGCGGATGTCGTCTGGCCGGACAGGACACCTTGAACGTCCATGACCATCGTAAAAGCGTCAGGGGCGGTCGTTAGATCCCACCGCGCCCATTTTGTCGCTCCGACAAGATCCAAGCCCTCGGTTGTAAGCGTTGGAGTTCCGCCAGTGGTGCCTGTTAGTCCGCGAAAGGTCTTCGGGGACGTTGCGCTTGCCACCATTCCAGTCCTCAAGAAAGCGGCGTCAATGAGATTGCCGCGAATCCCAGCGTTGTCCAAAACCACCACAGCGTTGTTGATCCGACGAAGCGTGGCGCTGTCGGTGATACCCTCCTGAGCAGCGTAGGCGGAAACCTCCGGGTCAAACGCAACCCCCGGCGAGGTGCCGCGAGTTGTCGAGCGCGTGGTTCCGCGAGTTGTTAAGCGGGTTGTCATTCGGGAAGCTCGGTGACGATGGCGGTGATGCTTGGCGTGGTTGATCCGGCGACGTTTAGATTGATCGTCGAGAGCATGCCCGCGTTTGTTCCGATGAGTTGCCCAGCGGCGGTAAATGAAATCGCGTTGTCGCCTGAGAAGTCAACGAACGTGCCTGCCGTGCCTCCCGTGAATGCGGATTCAGCAAGCGGCTCAATCAGCCCCGCGCCATCGTATGCGGCTTTCAAAGCCGCTGAGAAGTGAGGCGTGACGATTGCGGAGGCGTTGAGGAGCGCGACAAGCTCGGCGCTTGTGGTTGTGATTGCGGCATTTGCCCCGCCTCCGGTTAGATCGGTTTCCGCCAGTGCTGTAACAACTCCGCTTCCGTTGTCGCCAGACTTAACGGCGGCAGTCATTAGAGCGGCAAAAGGCGCGTAAGCATTGAGCGCGGCGACAAGTTGCGTTGCGGTGGTGGAAATCGCGTCGGCAGCACGGGCAAGCGTGACGGTGAATTTCAGATAGTCGGTCGTGGCGACGGAAAGCGCCTGCGTGGTTCCGCTTCCGGCAAGTAGCTCGATGCTGTAACTGTTAGCGAGTGATCCGGCGACATTGGCAACAATGCGGATGTCGTTGTGTGATCCCATCATGCTGGTCGCAAGCTCGGCAGTATCGCCCGCATCGCATGCTGGCGTTACCACGAAATCCAGCCCGGTTTGCGTGATTGCGAGAGCCTGACTTTCGGCAGGGTCGCCAATGGCAAAGGTGTAGCTATTGCCAGCGGTTCCGGGGTTCTTGGCGGTGAGGGTGAAAGCCCCGGTTTCCGTGTCGTCGTCCACTACCTCGGTAGCGGCGACGGGTCCGGCGGTGGCGTATTGGGCCTTGATGGTTCCGCTGCCAAACGTGCCTGAGACGGCAACGCTAAACTCGCGCCCGAATCCGATGGAGTTGATTGGAAAGTTTCCGTTTCCGGTGATGGTTAGATTGGTCATTTGAGGTTGATTTTAAGCGGTTTCGCCGATGACTGTAATTCTTATTTCTGATGGCCCGCTTGATGAAAATGTTAGTTCATCAAACAGTAAAGAGTTTGCGGTTAGTGTTGGAATCTCTGCCGGGTCAATCAAGCCCATTGTTCCATACGATTCAGTAGCATAGGCAACCACCCCACTAACCCCTTCCAAAATCATGCCCTTTAGATTTGTGATTGTCGGTATGGCAATTCCTTCAAAATCCTTGCCGTCTCCGTCATAAATTACGCATCCAGAAGTCGCAACGCCTTGGGTGGTGTTGGCGCTTGTTGCCGCTGGCGTGATTCCTGTGCAAGTGCCATTATCAATGGCGATATTGATCGTTGAATCATTGTCTTGATAGATCGGGATAGAAAGTCCGCCAATTTCTTTGACCGTCAAAACAATAGCAGTCGAAGCCCCTCCCACGGAAAAAACAGACGCAACATCAACGTCTGCCGCAAGAGCAGTGCGAACCTTTCCAGCCCAAACCGCCGCCGTGTCGCCTGAAGTTACATCAACAAGAATGGTCTTGGGGGAGTTGTCCATGCTGTCGCAAGTGACGATTATCTCTGCGTTTCCGTTTCCGCTGCCAATGGTCCCTACCGCGGTTGCGGTTTCGACTTGAGCCACGCCAGCAACCCACGCATCGCTCTCATCAGTGGTTCCGTCTGGAACATTCAAAACAAAATCAGACGCCGGGGCAATGATAGCCCGCACGGAATAGGCAACGTCTGCGGTCGGGAATGCGAATTGGGATTGCGACGGTCCAATTTGAACGGTTCCGGTGACATTCGTGGAGCTTGGCGTCCCGGCAGCGTTAAGCCCTATAATCGCTTGTGCGGAAGAAACTGGCATGCCGTGTCGATTGGTTTGTGGTGGCGGATGTCAAGCGGGGTTTTCCGGCGGATCTGGGAAATTTATTCCGTAAGGGTAAGCCACGATCGGCAGGAAGATGTCACTTCTGAGCCTTTGCTTTATGGTCGCGGCTCCGTCTCCGTCAACCGCCACGGTTCCGACATGGACGAACGCCAAGTCGTCATTCCAGTCTGGCTGGTCGTCTGGATCTGGAAAATCATCAGTGACGAATATCGAAACCGCGCCAAGCAACGGTTCGGAACTCATACCGTCATAATCGTCGCCCCCGAATCCTTCAAACGATTCAGTTGGAAATCTTTCGATTTGAACCCATACGCCATACGTCGTCGAAATTGAAAGAACGGAATGCCCGATTGTCCCGCTTGGATTGTATGGGTCATTGATGAGGTAAGTCGGAGTCGCCGCGTTAAATCTGGATTCCAGCGAAATCATTGTTGGCTGAAGATTGTTTAACCTCATCGCCGTCACCGCTCCGTAATACGTCTTGAGCCTGATTTCCGACTCCTCTTCAACAACTTGCAACTTCCACGGGTGCTTGTAAGTCGTTGGCATTATCCTTGGAAGTTCGGGAGTGCCGCTCCTCGCCAACCGCGCCACTGCCTGCCGGATTGAATTAAAATCGGCAGCTTTAACAGCCTCGCCACTTTCCACGCGAGGTGGAAGGTTGATTGAAATCCCGGGTTTACTCATCGTCTCCGTAGAGTTTTTGGTTGATGTCGTTGTCGTCTATCAAAGTCCATGTGATCGACCATGAAGAAGCGGTTCCGACCGTGCGGCTTTCGGTCGATCCAGACATGAACCAAATCATCCCGGCAGGCGCGGCAGGGTCTCCATCTGGAACGTCGATCTTGCCAAGTTTTTCCAAATCAATGTTTGCCAAGCCTCCCGCGTTGCTGCGGCTTTTCGTCCATTCGGAAGTTGCTGCTTGATACGTCTTTATTCCGCGAGTAACGATAAAATCCCACCATTCGATCGCGAGCGCGTCAATCAGCGCGCCCCGATTGCCTTGTGTTACAACGTCCCATATCTTGTAATTACTGGCAGTCGATGCCGTCTTGTTTTTCTCGTAAAGGCCATCATGTCCCTTCACGATCAATTCAATGTCCTCGATGTCAGTAACGTCGGCGAGGAACTTCGGATGGCGCAGGATGCTTCTCTCCTCGAGCGCGTTGTTTCGGGAATAAACCGTTTCACGGTCTTGCATCTCTGAGTCAACTTGGATGTATCCGACATAGGTGACAAAAATTTTGTCAATCCCGCCCGGCTCCTCTTGGCATTCTGCGGTGTCGATTTCAAGCGGATGAAGGTATGACAAGACCTGTGGATAAACCACGGAAATCTTCGTTCCCTTGCGGAACGCGGCTTGCATGATCTGCCCGTAAAAATCCTGTCGGTTTGCCGAGAATGTTTGTGATCCAGTAACCTTTCCGGTTGTGTCGCGCTGAAAAACAAAATCCGGCCCCGGCAACCATGAGTTGCGGGCGATTCCTCTAATGGTGGCAAGGCTCATGCGTATTTTGCTGTTATGCCGTCACGCTGAATCCGCGTAAGAACGGCGGTTTGTCTTTGGTTCTCTTTCAGAAGCGGGTCGGATTTGTTCGATGCGAATGGGTTCATTGATTGGATGAATCCTTTTGGCGAGATTGATTCCTTGATGCTTTCCGCGATGCCTTCACCAATGGACTTGCCAAGCCCCTTGAACATGTCGCTGAAAACATTTCCAACGCCAGTCTGCGCGACGTATTCGATTGACGTTCTAAACACCTTTCCAAACTCGCGCATTTTGTCGGACATGCCATTCAGCTTGTCGAACATCGCGTCAATGCCGGATGCTGCACCCTTTATTCCAGATCCTCCGACCGCGCCTTCAAAGAAACCAGCAAGCAGGCTTCTGCGCGTCATTGTCCACCGTTCTAAGTATTCCCCGATTTTATCAAATCCCTCAAACGCATCTTGCGACATTCCCCCAAATGAAGAAATGTTGCTTTTTGCTTTTGCCAAGCTGCCGTCAAAGTCTCGGAAAAATCGTATGAATTTCGAGCCGCCTCTCATCCCGAATAGGTCACCCATGATTCCCTCTAGCCCTTCAAACTCAGGTCCAAGCTCAGAGACTGCTTTGCCGATTGTGTAAAATTGTTCATCAAGTTTCATGTGTTTCAAGTCCGAAGCACCAAACCCCAGTTTATTTAACGCATCTTTTTGAGTTTCCGCGCCTTGCGTTGCTTTATACATATTATCCGCAAAGCGCGACATAATCATTGAGGTGTCTGCCGCTTTCGCTCCCGCAATCGTTAATGCCTCTTCCATGAGCATCAGCCGATCAACAGAAATCCCCGTCTGCATGCTCATGTCGTTTAGATTTCCAACCCAGTCCAGCATCTCTCTTCCGGCTTGAGGAACGGCGAGGATAATCCGGCCCATCAAGTCCGTGACTTGCGCCCCGGCTTGCCGCAATCCACCGATGCCGATTTGCCTTCCGATCCTGCCAAATAGCCCGCCAAGCCCGCCAAGCCCTTTTTGCACGGCGGTTGCGTCAAATCCAAGTTTTACGGTTGATCCGATCATTCAAGTGGTGGCGGTTCGATGTTTGCTAGTTCCTCAAATTCATCCGTTAGGGCTTTCGATGGCTCGAAAAAGTAAACCCAGCGGAAATCCTGTCCGTTTCGCATTCCGTCCGCGTGGATAAGCTGCATGACGTGCGCGCATTCCATTTCCCAGATTGCCGCGTGAGGGCAAATACCCGCTCGCCTTGCGAACATCTCCACAGATGCTAGGACGCATGGCGAGCATCCCCCTTTCCCGGCGCTACGCTTTCCACCATTGCGGCTTTTAGTTGTTGGAGTCTTTCAATCACCCCCTCGATGATTTCCGGCAACTCATCCTCGTAAGTGGCGCAGAACTTCACAAAATCCGGGTCAAGCTCATCACGGGCTTTTGAAAGCGCCTCAATCATGGATTCTTTGCTCATCGCCATGATCCAAGCGCATTCATGCACGGCGGCGGTTTCGCTTTGCTCACGCTCCGATCCGGTGGAGAAGATGATATTCCCCCACCGCCTCAAAAGCTCAAAACGTCCAAACGGCAAGCGCAATTCTTGCCCGTCCAGCTTTAGCGGCGGGCCAGTCCAAACAGCGGAAAGCAGGCATTCTCTTTTGGTCATGGGATTATCCTTCTAATCGCGCAAGCAATTCGTTGCGCTGGTGTTTTGGGAGTCGTGAATCAATCAAGGTGTGGAGTTGATCCCCACGGCTTTGATGGATTGCGCGGCGGGCGTTGTTGTAAAGTTGGAAGCATGTCCAGCGGTTGTAAACAAAGGCGAGAATATAGCTTTCGAGTGATTGCGGGAGAGCTTGCACAAAAGCCGGAATGTCCGACATTCGGCGCAATCCCGGCAGCGAAATTGATCGCGCTTTCAGCCAATCAACGGCGTGATCCAGCCATTCATCCGACGAAAGAATCCCGTTTGGCTTGGCCTTGATGAACTCGCAAATCCTCGGCAGCGGATGACCCTCTCGCAAAGTTCCTCCGTTTGCCCAAAACTCCATCAGTGCTTGAGTGTCCTCCATTCCATCTTCTGAAATTGCGCAAACCAAAAACGATCCATAGGGCTTATCCCGAGTGTTTGATTCGATCAGTTTAACCGGGCAATTTTGATCCAATGGAATCCCGCATGACATAAGCGCAGATGCCAGATTTACGTCCCCGGTCTGAAATGTCGATTGTCCTGTGAGTTGCATTCCGTTAGGTCAAGGTGACTGGGGAATTGGTGGCGACGGATGGAAGGTAAATGGCTTGCACGTTCCCGCTTTCAAACCCGTTATTGGTTGGCGTGACGTTGTTGCCGATGATGACAAGTCCGGCATTTGCGTTTGGGGTATCGCCAAGATTTGAACTGTTGCGGGTTCGGCTGTTGCTTGTGGAGTTTGCGAGCACGATCACCGATCCGATATTCCCAACAAGTCCCGTAGCCTTCACCGCAACAATCCCATCAAGCGAAACATCCTTTTTGGCATTATAAACCGAAAAAGCTGCATCGCACCCGATATGGTTTGGAGCAAATGCCTGCTCGCTAGTTCCGTTGTAGGAGATGGTCCCGGTGAAAAGCCCGGACGCGGAGGTTTCATCGGCGGTGCCGAATTGGGAGGTTCCGTAAACTGTGGCAAGGCTCATGGTTGGAAAGTGTTAGTAGTTGGGGCAGGCAACGACGTTCATTTGAAAGGTTGTCACGCGGCGTCCGTCCTGTGCGCTCGTAGTTGGATTGACGTTGCGGATGTCAAGGATATTGACGCCGTTTCGCGTTTGGCAAAATTGGATCGCATCCCGATTCGCTAAGATGTCGTAAAGCGCGGAAGCCATGGCGCGATGATCCTCCTTCGTGGTTCCGCAAGTTTCCTCATCGCTTTCCTCGTCTGGCACGGTTTCCAGAACTACTGAGAGCGGAACCGAAAGGATGCCGTGCATTGCGACGCCGTTTTGCTCCCACGTCTCAACGTCGCCGGATTCGGTGATTCCGATAAGAGGCGGGGAAGCTGTTGGGTTGTCGCCGTTTACCAAAACTTCCAGCCCGGCAAGAATTGGAAAAAGCGGTTGCTTCAAAAGCACCCATTCGCGGATTGATTGGATTGTGTTGTCGGTTGTCATTTTGCGTTGTCTAGTGATGCCTTTGCCGCTTTTCGATACCACTGCGTAGTTTTACGTAGTCCAAAAATGATGGCTTTTTGGCTAGCGCCAGATCCCAAAACATCGCTTGCGGATGAGTGGCGAACGGTGTTCCTCAGCTCGGTGATAGGCTTGAACGGGTTGATTGGTTTTTTCGCGCTTCCGAATTTGGAATGCTTTTGAGCGTAGCCCAGAAAGTTTCTGCCGATGTTAATCCGGCCTTGCCCAGTTTGAGCGCGGGCGATTTCCTGACCAGCGCCAAGCCATCCCCCCTTTGCCATGCCCGCCCGCTTAAATCGCGCTCTCATCGCTTTCTTGAAGTTGGCTTCGGTGACTTCCTTACGCTCTTCAATCGGCAGCTTGCGCGTTCTTCCGGTTGCTGGGTTTTGGTTTTCGTCGATCCATGCACTGATTTCCTCGACGGTCACAAGCTCGCGCTTACGGCGCTTGGATGACTTCCTGAATCGCTTCCCGTCAATCACAACAAGGACTTTGAACGCGTCCGCCAGCATAGCCCCTTCCTGCTTGCCCTTGGTTTTTGACTTGCCCCACACCTGAGTTTCAACGGCCATTTCGCGGGCGGTTTGCACCCCCCAACGAATCACAGCTTGCTTTGACGACTCCCCGAATCCCTTGGCGGCAGACCGCAATGAGCGTTCAAGTTTTGCCATGTCCACCTCCGCTTTAATCATGCCCGTTCTTTTCCGGTTAGGGTGATGATTACAAAATCCCTCCCGCGATTAATTGACCCGACGCGGAAAACCCGGCTTTCGGTTGTTGCTGATTTCTTGAGGTAGGATTGCGAGTCAAGGGGGTAGGCCGCATCAAATGCACTCCGTTTGCAAACGCAAGTTTTTTGCGTATTTGGGTCTTGCGCGTATTCCATTAACTCGGACCCGTCCATAGTCTCGGCCCCCACGATGTCCACCGGATCGCCCCCGCCAATGGAAAGCGTCTGCGTCCCTAGGATTGCAAATGCCTGAGTAGCGGCGGCGGCGGCAAACGCGGAAACAAGGCTCATGGCGTCGCTATTGGGCGAGATTAGCGGATGTCAACACAAGACCGCCGCCCGGTTTCCCAGACGGCGGTCTGCCAATGAATACGACGCAAGAAAGTTAGACGATGATCCCGAGTTCCGCAAGTTTTTCCTTGGCCTCCTTCACCTCGGCCTTCCGCCCGTCGCCAGCGGCGATAACTTTTAGGGCTTCGATGTCGGGTTGCTCCGCTTCGCCCGATTGCTCGGGTTTGTCGGTTGGCGCGGTTGGCGCTTCCGGTTCTGGGGTTGGTGTTGGCGCGGTTGGGGAGTCCTCACGGAAAACAAGCCCGCTTGCCTCGCCCTTTCGCTTGGATGCGACGGGGCGAAGATATGCGGCGGCAGATCCATCATGCGCCTTGTATGCCCGCAATACCTCATCGGCATTACCTGACATGCAAAGCAGCGTGGCTTTGCCTTCCTCGTCAAACGAAACGGCGAATGATGGTTTTTCCATGATCGTTAAGGTTACGCGGTGACAACCCGAACACCAAAGTCCATACCAACGGCAACGCCGTAAAGCAGGCCAACGGAGTATTTCAACTCGCCAGCGTTTGGATCATACCAACGGCGGAATTGGACCGGGAGATTAAGACCGGGGATGATGATGTTTTCGACCTCAACACCAACCTCGGCGGCTCCGGTGGAGTCAACACCACGACCAGCCATGAGCAAGGATGAGCGATGGAAGGCGAAGGCGGCGAGGTTTTGCGAATTAGCATCGCATTGGTCGGATTCGTAAATGTTGAACCCGGCTACACGTGGTGCCATGGCCTCGGTTTTGTTCGCGTCCATGCCGGGAAACTCGGCGGAGTTGAGGGTTTTGACAATGCTTCCGTAGTGACCCGGCGCGGACCAGATAGTCCGTCCAGCTTTCGGCGCTTTCTTGGTGTTAGTAAGCGCGGTACCAAGGTCAACGATGTCGTCACGGTCGAAGTTCGCGGCGGTGATGGTGGTGGAGGTTGCGAAGTTGTCAGCGACTACCAGATTCCACAAGTCACCGAAAACCTTCGTCCCCAACGCTTGAAGCGATGGCTGAATGAAAAGGTCGTTGAGGAAGATTGAGGACTTGGAGCGTTCCACGTCCTTGAATCCGTAAACGAAGCCGTAAAAGGTGTCGAGGGTGACGGTTTTTGCCGTGAGCGCGGTGTTTTGCGAGGTGTAACCGCTGGAAAGGTCAACGGCAGTCGGCACGGTTGCAAAGCGGGTGGTGACGCTCGCGCCCTCGGCGGCGATGTCAGACGAAAAGTCGGTGATTACTCCGTTGAGGGGAGCGAACAACGCTTGGAGGTGTGGAAGGGTTTCTTCCGCGATTTGTGCGAGGTTTACGCCCGCGATGGTGTTGGTGGCCATGGTGGTTTAGTGGTGAGTGTTAGGATTTGATGGAAAGGATTGATTTGTGTTGGTGGAAAAATGCGCTGCGTTCTTCGCCTGCGGGCATTGCTTGGAACTTTGCGATGATTTCCTCCTTGGAGTCCTTCGCGCTTCCGCTAATCTCAAAAGCCTTCTCTTGCCCAACGGTTGCCATTTCAGCAACGGCGGCGGCAGCGACGGCGGATTGAGTCGCCTTGGATTTTTCGGTTAGCTCGGCAATGGTCGAATCCCTTTCGGCAAGTTTGGCGGTGAAATCATCAACCTTGGTCGTTAAATCGGTGATCTTCAAATCTTTCGCGGCGATTTCGCCAGCGAGGTTTTGAAGGTCGTCGATCTTCGCTTGCGCGGTGGCGAGGGATTCGCGGAGTGTTGCGTTTTCCGCAACTTCGCTTTCGAGTTTAGCGATGGCGTCGGACTTGTCGGGGAAAAGTGCGCTTAGAAAGCTCATGCGTCCTGGAGTTGGGGAATCACCGCCAATGTCAACCGTATTTTTTGCGTTGAATTTAACAATCGAATCCGCAAAACCGCGTTCAACCGACTCCTTCGCACCCATCCACGTCTCAGCCTTCATGAGTTCGCGCATTTCTTCTGGCTTGGCTCCGGTGCGATTGGCATAAATGGCGGCGATTTCCTCACTGATTTCTTCCAGATTCTTAGCGGCTCGGGCGTGATCGGCAGCGTTTCCAGCGATGACTTGCGCGGCTTCATGGATCATAATCCGCCCGCCTTCGACGATCTTGATCTCATCCGCCGCCATGAGAATGACGCTGCCCATGGATGCGGCTAGGGTGTTGACGGTGGCGATAACCTTCACGCCGCGCGAACGCATGCCCATCAAAGCGTTGTAAATTCGGTAGCCATCAAGAACGCTACCGCCCGGCGAATTGATTTCAATTTCGAGGGTTTCCAGCGCGTCATCAGCGGACGCCGTGAAGCCTCCAACGGTCATGTTTTCTGCCACCGCTTTGTTTCCATAGCTCCGCTCAATGTCGCCAATCAAATCGTCGGCAGACCATGGAGTTACGGCATCATTTAGGCGAACTTTCGCGGCCCGGTTTTCAATCGTTAGGAGTTTCATCGTCTTGAGTGGTTTCGGTTTGTGTTGATTGCTGCCCGGCAACTTCGTTTGGCGTTAGCATCGCCATTTCGCGGTCTTCCACGGTGATTTCCTGCCCGTGCTTTTTGTTGAGTTCTTCCGCAACGCGCTTTGCGGTGTATTTCCGCATCCAGATGATCCGGGCGCGGCGTTCGTGAAATTCATCGTCGGTAAGACCTCGCGCTCCCGTGATTTCGTCGGTGTTGCGAAGTCCTGCCCGCCACTCTTCAAGCTCCATCTTTGATTCGCGCCCATCGTCAACAGATAGCCGGGGCGGACGGGAAAATGACCACGAAAACGGATGATCCAGCAAAGGAACGCGCTTTTCTTCGTGGAAAACGGAATACGCCCACGAGATTGCACGGCGGGCAAAAAAGTCTAGCAGTTTCTGGCGTTTCACGATGGCGCGGCGAGCCTTCATTATTTCCGCACGCTCTGCCGTTCCTTGGCCGGGAGAGTTCCAAACAAGCGAATAAACCCAATCGGCGGCGACAATCGCGGACTTGAAGAGTCGGTCTTGGAATGACTCGTAAAGAGCGCCGGGTGATTCGTGCTTGATTTGCTCGATCTTCTCGCCCGCGCCTGCGGTCATGTAAATGATCCCGCCCGGAGTCGCTGTTGCAACGAATGAGTTGCCGTTAGAATCAGGCTGGCTCATGGAGTTTCGAGGGTTCTCTAGGTCCGGGCCCCCTAGCTCGTTGTGAATCGAAAGGTGAAGGCGGGAAACGATTTGTTGGCGGATGCGCTCATCGTCGATTGAGCAAAGCGAGGTTTTGAAATCCTCAAGGGCATGGGTGAAAAGCGGCAATCCTCGGCCCTGCTTGGCGAATAGCACGTTGAACCCGTAGATCATATTCGATGCCGGAACATCGGTGTAAACAGACGCATCATCACCCATTTGCACGCGGAAAGCGGCGATTCTTCCGCTGGCATAACGGATGATTCCACGCGAGATTTTGAAACCATTCCAAGGCCCGCCCTCAACTGTTTCCTTTGAGTTGTCGGATCGCACGCGATGCGGCGGCAAGCATTGAATGCGCGGGAATCCATCCTCGCCTTTGATGAGCATCCAAAACGCATCACCGTAAATATCCACGGTGATTGAAGTTAGTTCAAGCAGCGAGTGCCAATCCATCACCCCGCCTTCGACGGTGCATGACGGAAACCAGTATTTACGCATGAACGAGGCGATTGCTTTGCCGTCGTCCATGTCTGATTCGCCTGTGTAAGTTGGCAGGAAAGCCTCTCCCACGCTGAATGAAGCCCGTTGATTGATTACAGCTTTTGGGATTCCAAAGTTGACGTAAAGCCGCTCGGATAGCGAGCAAAGCACATTCCAGTCGTGAGTCGGGATGAGCTTGTCGATGTCATCACGCCTAACGGCAAATTGCGGGCCACGGAATCGCGAGCGATCTGCCGCATGCGCGACCCTGTTTCCATAGGCGTAAGGCTGGCCAAATTCGTTTAGGATCATGTTAGAAAATGGCGTGGGATTCGGAAGCCGGAATGCCGCCCGCTTCGTTCATTTTGAGGATTAAACCAAGCATCCGCAAGCGGTCCTGATTGGTCATTGTGGCGCTACCCGAAAAGGATTGGCCGTTCACTGTGGCGTTTGTGATGCGCATTGATGCGTTGGCGTCGGTTGCGAGCGATAGCGCAAGGGCAGCGCGTTCCGTGGCAATTGTGGCCATGGCGGATTCGTCATCCTTCAATGCGATGTAAATGGATCGCGCCGTTGCAAACAATGACATGCGCCCCGAATTGGGCGCTTGGTGCGGATGTCAAGATTCAATCCGTTTCGAAAAGCTCAAACACTAGCGAGCATCCAACTTGGTAAACAAGGCAGTCCCACAAGTGATTCTGGCGGTTGCGTGTGATCCATAGCGGAGTTTCCTGCCCGGTTCTGGCGTGCTTTACCACCTCCCGCCGTTCGGATTTCATGTGTGCCTCGAAAGCCTTTGACACGTCGCCGGGAACTTCTAGCTCACCGCCTTGGCAGGTAATGAGCCTGTGCGCGATGTCTTTAACGGGGTTGGTCGCCAGCCAAAACCACTTAGCAATCCCGCCTGACTTTGCTTTCTGGCGTTGCGTTTTCGAGTAAAGGCGGCGGACTTTGTTTCCAGTTCGGTCAACGTGTTCCCAATCCGTCCGCACGCCATCGCCCTTGATGCCCGTCCATCCGTGTTTCACGCATAGGTCAAGTATGCGGTCTTGGTCAAATCCGATGTCGATGATGGTTTTTCCGGGTTCTACTCCGTATTTTTTCCGCAAGTCCTCCAATGCTTTTTCGTCTTTGCCGTCGCTCGGAACGTAACCCTCCGAAAGAATCCGGGCTTTCCCGCCATCACCCCATGCGCAAACCATGTGCCAGAAGTGATTTCCCCCGGCGTCGATTGTCATAAACCTTTCCTTTTCCCAGTCGAAACGCTCGGCGGATTCGCAATCGGCTTTCGTGAAGTCGGCGCGCGAAATGGGCATGGCGTCATCGCTCATGTGATCAGCCCAGAATTTAGCGCGGCGTTTTTGCCACCACTGGCGGCGTTTATCGACAATACCCTGCTTCAATGCGCGGACAGATTCCAGCCATCCAAGGACTTCGCTTGACCATGGAACCCACCAGACTGCGAGGGCGTCGATATGGAATCCGCGATACCCGCGCAGGCCGCTTTCCGTGGTGGCGATATACCCGCCGTGGCCATTGCCGAGATTGGAAGTCGCCAGCTTCCGGCGATTCGATGGCGTGTCGGCATAGGCTTTGCGGCAGATTTTGCACTCCATGCGGGCGGTGTCGGCAGTCGCCTGCTCGTCAATCGTTCCGTCTTCGCGGGGGATTGTATCGAATCTTAGCGCCTCGAAATCGTAGGCTTGCTCATGCCCGCAATCGCACCGCCAAGCGAAATCCGCCATGTCGGTTTTCTTCCACTCGCCCTCAAACTCTCCATCCGCAAATCCGCCTTGCGATACTAGAAAAACCTTTCGATTCCATCGGTCGTGATGGCGGGCGAGAAACTCACGGATCAACCCGGCTTTCCATTTCCAGACCTCGTCCCCGTAAAGCCATCGCATTGACTTCTCTTGGAAATTTGACCCGTTCGCGCCACCCATAATGAGCGGCATGTGGGGAAAAATGATGTCTAGCTTGCGTGATTTGTGGCGATCTTCTGGCCATAAATCAGCAATGGCAGCGCATGATTTGAGCGCGGGTTGGAGTCGGGTTTCCGCCCAGAACTTCGCGTCCTCGTCAGTTTGGGAAGCGTAAAGAAACGGCCCCGGATCTTCGCTGACAACGTAGGGAATCAACGCTTCCGCAAGCGTGGATTTGCCGCTTCCGGTTGGCGCTAGAACCACTACCTCGCGCGTCTCGGCATCGGCAGCGCATTCCATCGGCGCTTTCCACCATGGAGTTTGCTCCGGGTCGTATTTGCTTGATCGCTCTGAGTTGGAAATCTTTACGTTCTTCGCCGCCCACTCCCACGGCTTTAGCGTGGTTGGAGGTTTCCATCCTAGGCATGCGCCTTTGACGACGGCGGGAATCATTCTGCGTAAAGCGTGGATGTTTCGTCGGCAAGGCGGGTGAGGACTTCGATCACCGATTCCCGGATGAGCGGCTGCATTTTAGCGGCTGACAATCCCTCCAATCGAGGTGGAAGGTCTGCCGACAGCTTGAGGATTTCACCACGAGCAGCGGCGACGACTTTTGTAATAGATTGCCGGACCTCGCCAGCCGGGACAAGCTCGCGGGTTTCTTGTTGGACAGCAACGATGCCTTTTAGGGCGAGAACCTTTTCCTTGAGGATTTTAACCGTGTCGATGTCTTTAGCAGAACGGATCGCGTGCTCCATCTCCTCTAGGCTTTGAGCGGATGCGGCGGATGGATCGGTTATCGTGGCTCCCGGCGCGATTCGATGGCGGCGAGAACCCAGCCATGCGTCCATTTCCGGGCGGTTCCATGGGTCGATTCCTTGGCGCTTGGCTTCGTCCCAATCCTTTCGGTCAATGCCTCTTTCCCGGCAGGCGTCGGCTATTGTGGTTCTTGGCATGGCTTGGTCCCTAGTTGCAAGTTTGTTGCATAAAGATTGCACGGCCGACGCAGCGCCTAAAGCATCGTAAATCTACGTAGGGTTCCCATACGGGGGTGCGTAACTCGTTGGCTCTCAATGCTTGCCATGTCTCGATTGCCCTACGTAGCCGGAAAATCGTCATCGCGTTACCCCTTGACGATGATTGACCGACTGCATGCTGTGTCTGCTCCTGCTTTTCTAAGCCGGGCGTCACAAGCCTTTTTCATTTCGTCGATCATCCGGGCCTGATGCTTTTGCGTTCGCTCGCGTTTTTGATCCCGTGTCATTTCACCTGAGTCTCGCCTAGCGTATGGCCTTCGCGCAATTGTCATGCCCTTGCAATTGCAAATTGGTTGCGGTTTGTCAAGCGGGGAAAGAAAAACCCCGCAAGCCTAAGCCTGCGAGGTTGAAAGGGACTGTCGGTTTGTCAATGCGGTTCTCAGCGGTTCTGCGTCGTGCTGGCTTCTCCGCCTCCATTTTAGCTACCTCGCCTAGTTTTATGTCAAGCCTATTCGGTAAGCTCTTAATTTTCAACCAGATGACTCAGGAGAAAATACGCCTGCAATCGCTGGCAGTTTCGTATTTTTCGAGCGTGAGCGCGTGCCAATGGATTCGATTTCCCGGCGCACATCATCCATATCGTTGTCGCTTGGCTGACCGTAGAAGCCCATCGGACGCTCTACCATTATCCAGCCGTAATCACATTCGGCACACTCTTCAAAGTAGAAGATCAAATCCCACATTCCGTGTTGCGTCAGCTTGCCTTTGACGAAGGCCGCGAGGTGAGGTTTGCAGGTTTTAGCGTCGTCCTTTGTCAGCGCGGAGTCCACGCCCCAAAAAAACAAATACACCCCTTCGGGAATGTCGTATTTCGTCCGCAGCTTTGCCTCGAACTCCTTTTCGTCATCGCCTTCGGTGATCTCCGCAAGCTCGCTTTGTGCTTTAGCGACACGCATCAAGCGGTCCTGAATCTGTGCAATGGCGATTTGGATTTCAGTCGATGTAAGCTCTCGATTAGCATGATTGGCTTCGGCTGTGGCTTCCATTCTTTTAGTTCCTCTCCTTCGTTGTGTTCGTATTTTTGCGCCTCGTCTGAGGTTGGCGTTTGCGTGAGTGTTCGGTATTCGGTGGATTCCACCTTGCCGTTCAGATCATAGATTTCCCGGTCGTAGATTGAGCCATGCAGCACGCCGTTCCCTGCGAGGTCTAGCACCGTGCATTCTTTCTTGCCCGGAGCATTCCGTGTTCCGCGACCTATCATCTGTTTCCAGAGGCATCGGCTCAGTGTGTGGCGATTCAAGACCACCAGATCCACATTTGGCACGTCCACGCCTTCCGTGAAGATAGTGTGATTGCACATGATCTTGAGCTTGCCCTTGGCGAAGCTGCGGAAAAGTTTCGCCCGTTTTTTCGGGTCGGTTGCGCCGTCGATGCTTGCGGCATTGATTCCAGCATCCGTCAGAAGTTGCGCCAGTTCTTGCGCTTCTCGCACTGATCGGCAGAAGACGATTCCTTTCTTGAATGATGTTTGGGTAATCCTCCTTGCGGCGGCATCCGGCGACCATGCCGCTGTGTGCTCCGAGCGAGGGATATAGACCCGAGCGCGGCAAAGTGTTCCGTCTTCAGTCAGGTCGTAGGTATCGGGACCATGGATGATCCGAGAGAATCCACACGATCCAAGACCAACTCCGTCGAGCCGGTAGGGTGTTGCGGTCAGCGCAATGATTTTAGCGGAGGGGTAGCCAGCAAGTATTTTGCGATACTGAGCGGCGCAGACGTGGTGTCCCTCGTCAATGATGATCGTATCATATTCGCCAGTGATTTCCCCTTGTGCCATGAACACGTCCAGGTTTTGCCCATATTCACGGGCTTGCTTCGCTAGCTCCTTCCGGTGCGTCACCCATGCTGTCTTTCCTATCAGATTCGGAAGTAGTCCGTGGATAGCAATCACAGTTTTGCCCGATCCGGTTGGGCATGCCACGACGACGCGAGAGTGTATTTGAAGCGCCTTTATTGTTTCGTCAACAATTGAAAACTGGTATTCTCTCAATGATTTAGGCTTGGCCATGGCTTATCGGTTGGTCAAAACGGAATGCTTGGATCATTGTCAAAATCCTCCCTGTGCTTCGGCTGTGGCGCTGGCTTCGCCGCTGGTGCTTGCCGCGTCTCAAGCCATTTCCCATTTCCACAATACGGGGCTTTTTCGCCTGCTTGTCGGCGTTCCTTGCCTAAGTCCTGCTTGGCGCTGGCAATGTTCCCGTATTGGTCTGGCT